TGTGTAAGTCATAGGTTACCTGTGTTGTGTTGCTGCCTAGTTGCTTAAGTCTCATGCTGTTACTTCTCCTCTCAATATTGTTACACTGCAAATGTCCCGCGTAATTACCTTTTGCCCTAGAAAATCATGCTCCGCAACATAGGCCGTTTTGACTAAGTCGCCGTCCTTGTTGTATGTTTTGTGTACGTCAACTACCGTACAAAGTCTAGGGTGTTTACCTCGTGTTTTAAACTGTTTACCTAATAGACAGTCTGCCATTATGTTTACTCCTCGTTTGCGTTAGTTGCTATTTCGTCAAAGTTAACCGACAACATCCAGTCGGTAACGATGTCACCTAATAACGAACCTTGTCCAGTATGTTCGTGTAGTAGTTCCTGAAGGAATGACTCTAGCCGTTCCGGTGTTACTGCTTCTTGATCCTCTCTAAACATCTCAAAGATGCCGTCATTATCAAGCCACAGGTTCGCCTGCCATGTCTCTCTGTTTGTCCATCCGTTGTGTGTAGTAGTCATATTTTGTTTCCTCTGTTGTGATAAGGCCGCTTACGCAGCCTTGTGTGTTCGGTAGTGAGCAACGTGTTGTGCAAATTGCTCGTCGTTCATAAAACCCGTAATTGTCAATATGTCAATGTGAGGGATTGTATTCTGAATCTTTACAAGTTCTTTCCAAAGTGCTGTTTCGTATCTAGTCATTGTGTTGTTGCTCCGTTGTGATTGCTGATGTAGTTACTTTAGATGCAACACCTGCTGCAGTCCAATATTAATTTTAAATATTGAAACACCATTGCATTTATTTCATGAATAACTATTGACAATGCCTAATGTTTGGCGTACTCGCGTGCGCGTGTGTAAATATAAGTAGCTTCAAAGGGTCCAACATAAGTCCCCACACTTGTCAACTCATGCAAACTCCATGCCAGGTTGCAACTAAAGTTATCCACAGGTTGTCCCCATGTTGCACCTCGTGCAAGAATCATGCCAACTTTAGTAGCTAACACGAGTTGCTGCCCGTGTCAACTGTGCAAATTAACACTTGACTTCTTTGGTTTCCTGGTGTAAATTCAAGGCGGGGGCCCGTGTTGCCGCTGTATAACTATAGTTGTAGCCACCTAGACACAAAATAGGGCAAAATTAGAAAAAATAACGATAATTACTGCTCATGTAAGCTCTTGTTTACACTAGTAAAACTACTAATTTGTAAAATAACTAAAAAATAGCTTGACTTTTGTGTAAACTTATGTTATACTATAGTTGTAATTAGGGATAATTTTAATCATGACTCAAGAAGTAAAAAAAAGAGGTCGTGGTAGACCCCGTAAGTCAGAAGTAGCCGCTGTAAAGCCTGGTAACAAGGGTGTCGTAGGCCGACCAAAGGGTGACGCAGCGATAATCAATGAGTACAAGGCTAGGATGTTGGCTAGTCCTAAGTCTCGTAAAGTTTTAGAGACTATTTTTGATGCTGCTTTGGACGACGACCATAAGAATCAGGCTGCTGCTTGGAAATTAGTTATGGACCGTATACTACCAGTGGGTGCTTTTGAGAAGGACGTAGTAAAAGACAACGGTAGAAACGCTATACAAATTAATATTACAGGTGTTGGTACTGCTGAAGTAACTACTCCTGATGATATTATAGAAGGAGAAGTAGTAGATGACTACGAAGGAGGCAGCAGGTGAGTCTTAAGCATTTTACTAGAGAAGAATTCGACTGTCAGGTCTCAGGTACTAACAACATGGAACGAGAGTTCTTAGAGAAGTTAGACGAGTTAAGGGCGTACTGTGGATTTCCTTTTGTGATTACTAGCGGATATAGACACCCGACACTACATCCAATAGAAAATAAAAAAGACGTTCCTGGTACTCATGCCCAAGGCATAGCGGCAGACATAAAAATAACAAATGCCGCTGATCGCCTTAAGCTTGTTAGTGCTGCTCTTGAGCTTGGCTTCACAGGCATAGGTGTTGCTTCTGACTTCATCCACGTTGACACTCGTGGCACAACACCAGTTATGTGGACATATTGATATGAAGTTTTCTCATGGTGACGCACTAACTGCTGGCTCTAGTAATACAATCCTAGACGTACCTGCTGGCTACGACGCAATAGTTACTTACTTATTTATCTCAAACACAACAGGTAGTAGTAAAAGCCTCAGTGCTAAGTGGGTACACAACGGTGTAGACATAGACTTTCTAGCGGGTAAGAACGTAGGCAGTGGTGAGTTTCTAGAGTTTGGTGGACAGTACGGTGAGTTTCTTGTAGCAAAAGAAGGAGACACCCTTAGCCTAACGCCAGAAGCTGCTTCTACGTTTGTGAGTATTATTTCTTTTGAATTAGTACCAGCAACACCTAGGTTGAACTTTTGACGGACCTTAATATAGAACTGCTGCCTTGGCAACAAGAAGTCTGGGCAGACGACACACGTTTTAAAATAGTAGCTGCTGGGCGACGTACAGGTAAGTCTAGGTTAGCAGCGTGGATGTTAATTGTTAACGCACTGCAAGCGGACAGAGGCCATGTATTTTACGTCGCACCTACTCAGGGACAAGCCAGAGACATTATGTGGTCCACCCTTTTGGAACTGGGGCACCCTGTTATTACTGGTAGCCACATTAATAATTTGCAAATTAAGCTTGTCAACGGAGCCACGATCAGCCTTAAAGGTGCAGACAGACCTGAGACAATGCGAGGTGTCAGCCTTAAGTTCCTAGTAATGGACGAGTACGCTGACATGAAGCCAGAGGTGTTTGAGCAGATCCTTAGACCTGCTTTGGCTGATCAAAAAGGATGTGCAATGTTCATAGGCACACCAATGGGAAGAAACCACTTTTATGAACTTTACAAGTATGCAGAACTGGACGATGACCCTACGTACAAAGCTTGGCACTTTACTTCTTATGATAATCCCTTATTGGACCCCAGTGAAATTGACATTGCTAAAAGGTCTATGTCTTCTTATGCGTTTCGTCAGGAGTTTATGGCGTCGTTTGAAGCCCGTGGTTCAGAAATGTTTAAGGAAGACTGGGTTAAAGTTAGTGAGTCTGAGCCGGAAATAGGAGATTATTACATTGCAGTTGACTTGGCAGGATTTGAAGAAGTCAACAAGAAGAAGACTAAGAATTCCAAGCTTGACGACACAGCGATCGCAGTGGTTAAGGTCAATGAGCATGGTTGGTATGTTGACAATATCATATACGGTCGATGGACACTTGACGAAACAGCAGCTAAGATATTTCAGGCCGTTAGAGATTACCGTCCCATTTCGGTTGGAATCGAAAGAGGTATTGCTAAACAAGCTGTAATGTCTCCTTTAATAGACTTACAAAAGAAGTACGGTACGTTCTTTAGAGTTGAAGAATTAACACACGGTAATAAAAAGAAAACTGACAGGATTATGTGGGCGTTACAAGGTAGATTTGAAAACGGCTACATTACGTTAAACAAGGGTGAATGGAACAGTAGGTTTTTAGACCAACTTTTTCAATTCCCTGATCCATTAACTCACGACGACTTGGTTGACGCTTTAGCTTACATTGACCAGTTGGCTAATGTGGCGTACGACTATACGTACGAGATTGAAGACCATGAAATCTTAGACGTAGTAGCAGGATACTAATATGAGTGAAATATACGAACAAGACCCGTTGATGATCCAAGAGTCTCTTGAAGACTGGGTTATGACTAAATGTGAAGACTGGAGAGACCACTACGAAAGCAACTATGAAGCAAAATTTGAAGAATATTATCGACTATGGCGTGGTCAATGGGATCCTTCTGACAGTGAGCGTAGGTCTGAGCGTTCCCGTATTATTTCTCCTGCACTTCAGCAGGCAGTTGAGTCTAACGTAGCGGAACTAGAAGAAGCCACTTTTGGACGTGGCAAATGGTTTGACGTTAGTGACAACCTTGGTGACACCCAAAGACAAGACGTGCAGTTCCTGCGTAACAAGCTTACGGAAGACTTTGAAAACTGCATGGTACGAAAAGCCGTAGCAGAGTGTTTGATTAACTCAGCAGTCTTTGGTACAGGCATTGGTGAAATTGTTATTGAAGAAATGAAGGAAATGGTTCCTGCTACTGAGCCTATTATGGAAGGACAGTTGCAGGCAGTTGGTGTCAACATTACTGACCGTGTCGTTGTTAAGCTTAAGCCAGTAATGCCTCAGAACTTCCTAATTGACCCTGTAGCAACTAATGTTGAAGACGCTATGGGTGTAGCTATTGACGAGTTTGTAAGCAAACACCAAGTAGAACTACTGCAAGAACAAGGCGTGTACCGTGACGTGTACGTTGGTTCCGCTGCTCCTGACACTGACTTGGAACCTGACCAAGACTTAACTATTTACAACGACGACAAAGTACGTTTGACTAAGTACTACGGTTTAGTGCCACGAGAGCTTCTAGATTCCGCTACAAGCGACGAAGACGAAGAACTAATAGGAGAGGCAGAGTCGGATTCTCGTTACGTAGAGGCCGTTGTAGTGGTTGCTAACGGCGGTATACTTTTAAAAGCAGAAGCTAACCCTTACATGATGTCTGATCGTCCTGTAGTAGCTTTTCCTTGGGACGTAGTACCTGGTCGTTTCTGGGGTCGTGGTGTATGTGAAAAAGGTTACAACTCTCAGAAAGCACTT